GTAATCCTCTCCCCCCTGGGGTTTTCCCGGGGTCACGCGTGAAGGGAGGCCCAGTTGGCTGCCAAGAAGGGCGCGATTCGGCGCGCCACCGAGAAGTCAGTGAAGGCGGCGGAGGAACAGGGAGTGATTGATCCCGTTTTGTCGGCTGGGCCTATCTCTGCGCTGTACATGTTGTGTGACACTCTTGACGATCCGGATTTTCCGGTGATCAAGGGGAAGTATGACAACGTTTCGATTCCGACGTATTTGAGGTATTGCTCTGAGCTGAGGTTGACTCCGGCGTCGGCGGTTGAGAAGAAGGAGTCGAAGGGTGGCAAGCTCGCGAAGCTCCGTGCGGTCGAAGGGGGAAGGGCGAAGGTTCGGGCGTGAGGAGCCTCGTGTTTTCACGCCGCCGCTTCGGGAGTTGACGCCGCGGACGTCGGCCGGGTTCGCGGCGATTGAGTTCGCGTCGGACATTCTTGGTATCGAGCTTTTTCCGTGGCAGAAGTTCCTTTTGATTCATGCGCTGGAGCTTTTGCCTGACGGTTTGTTTCGTTTCCGTACGGTAGTGATTCTTGTTGCTCGGCAAAACGGCAAATCGACGTTGGCTCAGGTGTTGTCGCTGTTCTTCCTGTATGTGAGGTCGGCGGCGCTTGTGATCGGCACGGCGCAGAACCTCGACATTGCCGAGGAGGTCTGGCAGGGAGCGGTCGATATCGCCGAGGATACGCCCGACCTTGCGGACGAGATCAAGAAAGTTGTTCGCGTCAACGGCAAAAAGAGTCTGGAACTTGTCTCTGGGCAACGTTATAAAGTGCAGGCCGCGAACCGACGCGGCGGCCGCGGCCTTTCCGGGGATCTTGTGATCCTTGACGAGCTTCGAGAGCACCAGTCCTGGGATGCGTGGGGCGCGGTAACAAAGACCACGCTTGCGCGGGCGCTGGCGCAGATTTGGACTCTTTCGAATGCGGGAGATGCGACGTCGGTTGTTCTCCGGCATCTAAGGAAGATTGGCCATAGGGCTGTTGGGGACCCTGACGGGATCAATGAGGAGATTGGCGTGCCGGGCGCGGCTGAGGATCTTCTTGTGGGCGCGGATGCGGTCGAGGCCGCGGAGGGCGTTGATGACGAAAGTCTCGGGATTTTCGAGTGGTCCGCTCCTCCTGGCTGCGATATTTGGGATCGCGATGGATGGGCGTATGCGAACCCGTCGCTCGGCTATACGTTGTCTGAGCGTGCGCTCGCGTCGGCGGCGAAGACGGATCCGGAATGGGTGTTCCGCACGGAGTGTTTGTGTCAATGGTCGGACGGCGCTCTGGAGGGTCCGTTCCCTTCTGGTGCGTGGGACGCCGCGATGGATCCCATGTCCAGCATTCCCGACGGCGCGCCGGTTGCGTTTTGCGTTGACGTTTCGGCTGACCGTTCGCACGCGCACATTGGCGTGGCTGGTCGGAGGTCTGACGGGCACATGCATATTGAGATTGCGGCGTCGAGGATCGGGACGGATTGGGTCCGTGACTGGTTTTCCGAGAGGGCGTCGGCGTCGAGTCCGATGCGTGTTACAGGGCAAGCGAAGGGCGCGCCCGTCTCTGGATTGCTGGAAGAGCTCGCGGGTATTGAAAACGTCGACGTTGTGGACTGGTCGGGTTCCCAGCTTGGGATCGCAACCGGAAAGCTCTGGGATATGGTCGCGAGGCATGTTGCCGAGGAGCGGCCGGAGACGCTGGTGTTCCATCGTCCGCAGCCTGTTTTGGATGTTGCGGCGGCGGTTGCTGCCACGCGGCCTGCCGGTGACGGGGCGTGGCTGTGGGACAGGGTCAAGTCTGTCGCCGACGTCGCTCCGCTTGTGGCAGTGACGGGCGCGTTGTGGCTTGCGATGCGCGAGACGGAGAAGCCGAAAGAGTCGGTGTATGAGACTCGTTCGGTTGTGTTCATCTGAGAAAGGACGGTACCAGTGGGTATTAGAGCCGCTTTGAATGCCTTGCTGGGCCGCGAGCGCAATACTCCGTACGTTGTCTCTTACGATGTCGGGTCGATCATTGCGAATGTCATGGGGATGGGGCCGAGGCGTCTTTTCGAGACGCAGCCCCATCTTCGGACGGTGACGACTTTCGTCGCTCGGAATCTCGCTCATTTGTCTCTTCAGGTTTTCGAGCGTGTTTCCGACACGGATCGACGCCGAGCGCATGACGATCCGGCTGCTTTGCTGTTGGCTCGGCCTAATCCGACCATGACGCCGTATGAGCTTGTGTATCGGCTGGCGATGGATATCGCTCTTTACGACTATGCGTTGTGGGTTCTTGTGCCTGACGAGACGCAGCCTTCGGGGTGGTGTATCTGGCCTGTTCCTCCGGAGTGGGTGACTCGCACCGGCGGTGGGAGTGCTTGGGAGCCTTCGTGGGTTGAGGTGACGAACCCGCGGACTGGCGTCAAGTCGATTGTTGAGAATGTTGAGGGCAGCCCGCGCCAGTGGATTTCCTTCCACGGCTATGACCCATCAAGCTTGTCTGGCGGGATCTCGCCGGTGAATGCCCTTAAGGACGTTCTTGCGGAGCAGATTCAGGCGTGGGCCTACAGGCAGCAGATATGGCAGCGTGCAGGCCGCGTGGGCTCTTATCTGACGCGGCCTGCCGGAGCGCCTGCCTGGTCGGATGAGGCGCGTTCGAAGTTCGCCACCGAGTTCAAAGCCAAGTGGACGGGCATGGACGGCCCCAAGGCTGGCGGGACTCCCATCCTCGAAGACGGCATGGAGCTCAAGTCGGCGCGCTTCAACGCGCGCGAGGAGGAGTGGTCCGAGGTGGCGAAGCTCTCCCTGGCTACGGTCGCTGCCGTCTATCACACGTCGCCGACGATGGTCGGCGTGCTCGACAACGCGAACTATTCGAACGTCAAAGAGTTTTCGCGCATGCTCTACACGGACACTCTCGGGCCGATGATCAAGATGGTGGAGGATCGGGTGAACCTGTTCCTTCTCCCGCAGGTCTCGGATGCTCCCGTTTACGCCGAGTTCAATGTGCAGGAGAAGCTTCAGGGGTCGTTCGAGGAGCAGGCGGCGACTATCTCGACGTCGGTTGGGCGTCCGTGGATGACCGTGAACGAGGCGCGGGCGATGTTCAACCGTCCGGCGCTCGGCGGGGACGCGGATCGGCTTGTTACCCCGTTGAATGTTCTTGTCGGAGGGCAAGCCTCGCCACGAGACTCCGGATCACAAAACAGGAGCTCGGGCTCTTGTCCCGCGCGGAAGGCCGAACCTACACGAGTCAAAGCGGTGCCGCGCGAGAGCGACGTCGAAGCAGCTGAGAAGCTTTTGCGGAAGTTCTTCCGGCGTCAGCGCGCCGCCGTGCTGTCCGCCCTCGGCGCGAAAGACGGCGACGACTGGTGGGACGAGGAACGGTGGGACCGTGAGCTCGGCGAAGACCTTCTGAAGCTGGCTTTGACGGAGTCAGAAGCCATTGCGCGCGCCGCTCTTCGCGAAATCGGCGAGGATCCTGACGCGTACTCGATCGACGCGACCGAGAAGTTTCTTCGGGCGGTCGCTTCGTCACGTGCGAAAGGGATCAATTCCGCCACTAAGCGCGAGCTTGACGCCGCTCTTGACGACGATTTGGACGAGGAGGCCGAGAAAGCCACCCCCGCCGGTGTTTTCGACGTCGCCGAGACGTCCCGTGCGGAAATGTCTGCCCAGTCGTTCGCTACGACGATAGCTTCGTTCGCCGTCGTCGAAGCCGGGCGGCAAACAAGTCGCGCCGGTGTGACCAAGACGTGGGTCGTCAACTCCGGCAATCCACGTTCGTCTCACGCAGCGATCGACGGGGAAACGGTCGGCATCGACGAAACATTTTCCAACGGTGCCCGCTGGCCCGGCGACTCGTCCGCGCTTGACGTTGACGATATAGCGAATTGTCAATGCTCAATCGACATGACAATCCCGTAAAACCGGTCTCACACACAAGCAGCGCCTGCTTCCGAGCGGGCGTTTTCCACGCCCAGAAAGGGGCAATATGACAATGTTCAAGATGGCCCCGATACGGGTCAAAGCCGGTCCTGACGACGGGCTGCAAGAAGGACAATTCACGGCTTACGCTTCGACGTTCACTCGCGACCCTGACTCGTACGGCGACGTCGTCGCCAAAGGGGCGTTCACAAACACTCTCGCTGAATGGGCCGAATCAGGCAATACGATCCCTGTTCTTTACGGGCACCGAATGGACGACCCGGACTTCAACGTCGGCGGCGTCGTCGAAGCAGCCGAAGACGATCACGGCCTGCTCATAACCGGGCAGCTAGATCTCGACAATCCGAAGGCAGCGCAGGTCTACAGGCTTTTGAAGGGCCGCCGCGTCTCTCAGATGTCTTTCGCGTTCGACGTGATTGACTCGGACACTATCGAAGAAGGCGGCGAGCGCATTCACGAACTGCGCGAAGTACGCCTCTATGAAGTGTCGATCGTGCCGATCGGCGCGAACCAGGACACCGAGATCCTTGACGTGAAGGCGCGGGCCGATTCGCTCGCTAAGGGCATGAAAGCTGGGCGTGTTCTCGCTCAGAAACACATTGACTCCCTGCGCTCCGCGTGGGAGAGCATCGGGGCTGTGCTCGAAGCCGCCGATGCTTCGCAAGAAAACGAGGGTAAGGCCAGCGCTAGGCCCGTGATGCAGGACGAGGAGCCCGCCGGGGCCAAGTCCGAGGCGTCGCCAGCCGATGCGTCCGCACAAGCTCTCGCGCTCGAAATCCAACTGCTAGGCCTCATGTGAGGCGAAAGGAAGGGGCGTGGATGTTCACGCTGAAGGAGCAGCGCGAGGCCGCGTACAAGGCCGCTGAGGCGCTGCGCGAAAGGATCGCTGGCGGCGACGCCGACGCGATCAAAGAAGCCGAAGAGAAGGTTGCGTTCATCCGCGAGCTCGACGGCAAGATCGCCGCTCAGTCGAAAGGTGCAGCGCTGCTTGACCAAATCGGTGGTATGAGCGGCCGCGAGAGCGATGGTCCCGCACGCAAGGACGCGGGTTCGCCGCGGACGGTAGGAGACCACTTTATCGCCGAGATGAAGGCGGCAGGCCGCGATCTTAGGTCGGCAGGCGCTTTTGAGACGGCAGAGTTCAAGGCCGCGACGGATGCCCATCTTGTCGGCACCGCCGGCGGCGGCTACGGGCCGCTCGTCACCGAGGTTGACCGCGAACCGGCTTGGCCGAAGCGCCGCCGCCTGGTGATCGCCGATCTCTTCGGATCGGGCACCATGTCCGGCAACGCGATCACCTACCCTGTCTTCGCAGCGATGGAAGGCGGGACGGGCGAGGTCGCCGAGGGCACGCAGAAGCCACAGCTGCACTTCGCAGACCCGACGTGGCGCACCGACTCCCTCGGCGAGGTCGCGGGATGGTTTGACGCGACAGACGACATGCTCGACGACATCCCGTACATCGTCTCGGAGATCAATGCCGCCGCCGAGCATGACCTGCTTGTGAAGGAAGAGAACGCCCTCCTCGCGGGGACGGGCGCGCGTCTGAAGGGCGTCCTTGCCCGCGACGGCATTCAGAAGGTCACGCAGGACACGAAAGTGACGGTCGCCGACGCGATCTTCGCCTGCAAGACGAAGATTCAGACCGCTACGGAATTCGAGGCCGACGGCATCGTCATCAACCCCGAAGATTACGAGACGATCCGCCTCTCGAAGGACTCGAACGGCCAGTACTACGGCGGCGGCTACTTCGCCGGGCCGTACGGCAACGGCGATCTGACGATCAATCCTCCGCTGTGGGGAATCAACACGGTCGTCACTTCGGCAATCGCGAAGGGCAAGATCCTCGTTGGCGCGTTCTCGTCCGGGAAGGTGTTCCGAAAGGGCGGACTGCGGGTTGACCAGTCGAACTCGCATGACAAGAACTTCACCGCCGACAAGGTGACGTTCCGCGTCAAAGAACGGCTCGCTCTTCAGATCAAGTACCCGGCGGCGTTTGTCGAGCTGACGCTCGCCCCCGGCAAGTGATCGAAGCTAACGACGCGGCCCTGCACCCGCACGGTGTGGGGCCGCTCCCATTGAAAACGCCAGCGAACAAGGCGCGGGTCCACGTAGCAACGAAAGGCGGTGATGGAGAATGGCGGAGAACTTCGAAGGCGCGACAACGCTTACGTGGGCAGAGCGAGACTGGTACATTCGGGACACGTCATGGCGGAAAGGCGGCCCTATAGCTTCAGGGTTATGGTCGAAGGCCAACGTTTCCGCTTCCGGAGCAAACCTGACGCTCTCCGTCGCGCCCGGCGAGTCCCCCGGCGGATGGACAGGCATGGTAGGCGCGGAGATCGTCTCGAAAGACACCGTCGGCTACGGCGACTACAGCGCGTCCTTCGCTGTGAATCTGGAGGGATTCGACGCAAACGCCGCGTTCGGGCTGACTGTACTCGACTGGGACAGCGAGGCAGGGCCGAACGCGTCTGAGGCAGACCTGATCGCGCTCTCACGCTGGGGCGCAGACAAGCCCGCCCCGGCCGAGGCACGCTTCACCGGCTATTCGGACACTGCTAAGGGCGCTTTCGGCAACGGCACCGCCTATCAGCTATCCGACGCCTACCACGCGCTTCGCGTCGAGCTCCACTGGGCCCCCGGCGTCCTTCAATGGAGACTCTTCAACAACGCGACAGGCAAGCTCATCCATGAGACAAGCTCCGCCGTCAACGTACCGACGCCGACCGCGACCACCAGACTGCATCTGGCCATGTGGGCGTACGGACTGGAAAAAGAGGCGTCACTATCCGGCTCCGCGCTGGCCGTCGCCGACGGTCTCACCTACGCGCCAGCCGACGTCGTTTTCCCGCCTCCCCCGCAGCCGCCCGCGACGAAGCCGCTGCCGCTCCTCGACGCAGAAGGCTTTTCTGCCGGTGTCAACGGGCAAATCTCACCAGCAGATCCGCGCCTACAGCCGCTCCTCGATGGGGCGACCACGGCCATCCGACGCTACTGCGGCTGGCACGTCGCCCCCCGATTCAAAGAAACCGTCCAGCTAGACACCGACGGAGGCCGACTTCTTCAGCTGCCAACTCTGCGGGTGCACGAGATCGAGAAAATCGAAGTAGACGGAGTCGAGCTCGACAAGAAAACGTTCCGATGGACGCCGAAAGGCATGGTTGAACTTGTCGATCCTCGGACTTCCTTCCCGAGCGGTTTTCAACGCGTGCGAGTCACCATGACCCACGGCTTCGACTCGGCACCCGACGTCGCTCAAGTGGTCCGGCAGATCGTCGCCAACGCCATATCGTCCTCGATGGGCGCTACCCGTGAACAGGCAGGGCAGGTTTCCGTCTCTTGGTCGCTCACTGCCCCGAACGTCGCTGGAGGAATCTCGCTTCTCGCCCGCGACCTAGCCGTACTTGACTCGTATCGTCTCCCAGGGAGGCTGTGATGCTGCCGTCATGGGCCGCAGACACCGTAGAGATTGTCCACCCAGCATGGCGGGAAGAACGCGGAAAGCGAATGCCTGACTACAGGAATCCCGAAACGGTCGAGACCGTCGGCGGGTGCTCGGTGCAGCCTGGGGCGACAGCCGAGATTATGGAAGGCCGCCAGCAAACCTCGATCCGGTTTACGCTTCTCGCGCCTCCTGGGACGCGCATCGGCGCGTTCGACGCCGTCCGGTGGCGCGGGATTCTCTATCAGGTAGACGGCGACGCCCACGAGTGGAGGTCTCCGACCGGCGCAGTTTCACATGTCTTCGCGAATCTCGCCGACTGGAAGGGGTGATCGACCGTGCCGTCAAAGCTGCGTATGGAGTTCCTGTCCGAGGGATTCAAAGCCGTGTTGTCCGGCGACGGCGTGCGATCAAAGGTAGATGCCATGGCTAAAGCCGTAGCGCGGGACGCCGGAGAAGGCTTCGAGCCGGGAGTGTTTCTTGCAACCTATGGCGGATCGCCACGTTATATCGGGACGGTGCGGGCAGCAACTCGCGAAGCACGGAAAGCTGAGGCAAAAGAGCAAGCTCTTACTCGCTCAATCGGCGCAGCAAGGAGTGTGTGATGGACGCGGAAGTCATACGCTCGCCTGACGTCGCTGACGGGCTCCGCGTGTTCCTCGCTTCTCTGAACCCAGGGCTTGAAGTCACCGCGGGTTCGACGCCCCCAAATTTCGCGGAACAATCGGTCTCAGTGAAACGAACCGGAGGGTACAAGCGCGATCTGGTGACAGACATGGCGCAAGTTCTCGTCGAAGCGCGTGACCGGAACAGCGAAGCCGCCGCTGAAGCGCTCATGTGCACGATCGACGCTCAAATCTACGCCGGAGAACGCGAAGGGGCAATGGGCCCGCTAACCGTTCACATGGTGAAAACCTTCGCTGGCCCATATCTCAACCCAGACCCGAGCAACCCGCAAATCTACCGATGCTCGGCCACCTACCAGCTAGCCGTGCGCATGACAACGGCTTGACGGTCTCGCACCAAAATGAAAGGAGGCTCCCGTGGGAGTCGAAGCAAAGAATGTTCTGGTCGGCGCACCCGACCAAAAGGTCACGGGAGCCATTCTCTCGGCCCCGGCAGGCACGCCCGCCCCCGACAATGCGTCCGCAGTTTTGGACGCCAAGTTCAAAGACTCGGGGTATATTTCCGAGGATGGGCTCACGCTCACCCCGGAATGGTCCACGTCGGACATCAACGACTGGTCTGGAGCGCTAGTCCGGCGCGTGCTTGAGAAGTTCAACGGAACGTTGAACTGGACGCACATCGAGACCAACGAGGAATCGCTCGGCGCGTGGGCAGGCGATATCACTGTCACTGCCGCGACGACGACGACCGGTAAGCGGATAAAGGCGGCTCTTGGTGCGAAAGAACACCCCCGCAAGGAATGGGTGTTCAAGATGAAGGACGGCAACAACAAGATCCTCATCTATGTGCCCGACGGGCAGGTCACCGAGGCGGGAGAGGTGACCTTCACCAAGAATTCCGCCGTTTCCTGGCCGGTCACTCTCTCAACTTACCCTGACGCCGAAGGCAACTCGATCTACATCTTCACGGATGACGGCGTGACAACCAAGTAAGCCGTCAATCTGAACCATAGCCGCGTGAGCGAGGTTACCTGAGACCGGCCTCGCTCACGCCACATTCAGGTCTCACAAGAAAAGAGGTCTCACATGGTCTTCCAAGTGCCGGAGTCGAAAGTCAACGACTCCGCAAACCGCTTCGAATTTCAGCTGCCGGGCGAGAAGAAAATCTACTCCCTCCCCAAAATGCAGTATCTCCGCGCCGGTCACTCGGAAAGGATAACCGCCCTATCCAAAAGGCTCCGCGACGCAAAAGATCGCGACGAACGGAAGAAAGCATCCGCGCCGTCCAAAGAAACCACGGCCGTCCAGGTCGAGCTCATGGGTTTGCAGCGAGAGATCATGGAGCTGTACTGCCCTGGGCTCTACGACAAGATCGAGAATGACCAGCTAGACGCCGTGGTCACCGCCTGGCAGGAAGAATCCATGGTGACTCTGGGAAAATCGCAGGATGCCTCCTAGAGCTAGCCGACTATAGCGAGGCTATCGAATTCGACCTCATAACCATGGGGCTCCGCTTGTGGATGGTAGGCACGGAAGCTCTCTCGTGGCGCGACCTGTACGTGATCCTCGAGAACCTGCCAGCCTCGTCCGCGTACGCACGGGCAAAACTCAAGGACCAAGCCCAATGGGGCGTCACCGAGTACTTGCTCGCCGACGTCGCGGACCTCCTCGCAATATCGAATTGGCAGCGCGCTTCGTCTGGGCGCAAGTCCCCGCTGCCAAAGCCGAAGCCGCTCCCCCGCCCGGGAGTCAAACAAGAGAGCGACGGCGAGAAGTTCGGAAGCGGAGCTATACCAGCCCGCGACTTCAACGCCTGGTGGGACAAAGGGACAACTGAATAGAGGAGGCGAGAATGGCCGACGGCGCAGTCATAGCGAACGCATACCTCAACCTGATCCCTTCGATGAAGGGCTCACAGGGGATCATCGCGAAAGAAGTCGCCAAAGACATAGGCGGTGCTGAGGCCGTAGCCGAAACCGTCGGAGCGAAATCCGGCAGTAAATTCTCGACGGCCCTTCTGTCCCGCGCGAAGGGACTCGTGACCACCGCAGCGGTCACCGGCGTGGCAACCGGCCTGTACAAGATCGGTGAAACGTTTGACGACCTCGAGGATACGATCCGCACAGGCACCGGCGCGTCGGGCAAAGCCCTTGACGGTCTCGTTGACGTCGCCAAGCGCGTCGGGTCGAACGTGCCGGTTTCCTTCGACAAGATCGGTCCGGTAGTCGCCGACCTCAACACTCGCCTTGGCTTATCGGGCAGCACCCTCGAAAAGGTCGCGTCCCAGTATCTCGAGGCGGGAAGAATCCTCGGGCAAGACGTCGATATCCAGAAAACTACGGCCGCCTTTTCTGCTTTCCACATCGAAGGGGAAGCGGTCGAAGGTGCGATGGACTCGCTTTTCCGGGTCTCTCAAGCGACCGGCGTCGGCATGAACGACCTCGCATCCTCGATAAGCCAGTTCGCCCCGGCAATGCAGAATCTTGGCTTCAGCTTCGACGAAACCGCCGCGCTCATCGGCGGGCTCGACAAGGCAGGCATCAATTCGACGCAGACAATGTCGGCCATGCAAAAAGGCCTGATCACCATGGCCAAGTCCGGGGAAAAGCCAAAGGAAACGTTCAAACGCGTCACCGGAGAGATCGAATCCTTGGTGAAGCAGGGGAAGTCGGCGGAGGCCATCAAGCTGGCCTCTGGGATTTTCGGGACGCGCGGCGCTGCGGCCTTCGTCGGTGCCGTGCAGTCCGGGAAATTCGCCATTGACGATCTGACGGGCTCTATCGGGCAATCGAATGACACCATCCTCGGCGTCGCCGACGAAACGTCCGATTTTGCTGAGAAATGGCAGCTCGTAAAGAACAACGCCCAGCTGGCGCTTGAACCGCTCGGATCCGCGGTTTTCAGCGCGTTGGCCGACGTTTTCGGGAAGCTCATCGAACCGATGAAAGCTTTCGGGAAGTGGATGCAGGAAAACCCGGAGGCGACAAAGGTGATGGTCGCCGTTCTCGGCACGCTCGCTGCCGGGCTCGGAGCAGCGAAGCTTGCGATGCTCCTCTTCAACTCGGCGCTTCTCACGTCGCCGATCACATGGATCATCGTAGGAATCACTGCCCTAGTCGCGGCGATAGTCGCTCTTTGGCAGAACTGGGATCAAGTCGTCGCATGGATCAAAGACATTGGGAGCAAGTTCGCCGAATGGTGGTCCAACATGTGGGATTCCGTCAAACAATGGGTCTCTGACGTGTGGAACGGCATTGTCGATTGGGTGAAAAGAGCCTGGCGAGCCGTCGTCGATTTTGTCGTCGGGCTCGGACAAGGCTTTGCCCAGTGGTGGGTTGATCTGTGGAACGGCTTCACCAGTTGGGTTTCTAGCGTCTGGCAATCGATAGTCAACGTCGTTACGGGAGCGTGGGACGGCGTCGTCAATTTCATTGTCGGCGTTGGACGCACCCTAGCCGGGTGGTGGGACGGTCTTTGGAATTGGATCGGACGTATCATTTCCAACGCGTGGCACGGAATCCTTGATTTCATCAAGGGAATTCCAGGAAGAATCCTTGGACTACTCTCTAGGCTCGGCGAGCTTGGGTGGCGGGCCGCCGAATGGTTCGGAGCTTTTGCCCATGCGGCGTGGCAAAAGTTTGTCGACGTCCTCAAGTTCATCGCCGGGATCCCGGGGAATATCCTTAGGGCGCTCGGCAACCTTGGGAACTTGCTCTGGAACGCCGGGCGGAACCTCATCATGGGCTTTGTTCGAGGGATCATGTCCGCCTTCGGGAAAGTCAGGGACGCACTCGGCTGGCTGACAGACAGGCTGACGTCTTGGAAAGGTCCTCCGAAGCGCGACGCTGTGCTTCTCAAGCCCGCCGGGCAGATGATCATTGAAGGCTTCGTCGCGGGCCTCGAATCCCGATATGGGGCTGTTCAGAGTTCGCTTGCAGGACTGACCTCGGACTTGTCTGACATGGCACTCGATGTCACTCCCGCCGTTAACATCGACGCCGCTAGGGCGCGGGCTGTTAACCGCAGTTTCCAAGCAGGTGTCGGCATGTATGGCGGCGAGCCTTCCGAAGGCGCTGGCGGGATCCATTTTCACATTGGGTCCATTAACAACCCTCAGGCGGAGCCGACCTCGACGTCGCTCTCGCGCGAATTGCAGCGGGCGGCGTCCGGCGTCGATTCCATGGTGTAAAAGGAGGAAAGCGTGGGCGTGTGGGCCATCGACGGGGTAGAACTCGACGACCCGAAGGGACGGTGGAGGATCGAACACGCGTCGAAAGTCCCTGCCGGGGCGAATCGGCGCGTCACCATGCTCGACGTCCCTGCTCGGGACGGCTCTATCGCTGTCCGTCAAGGCGTCGGGACGGGGACGGTTTCCCTGACACTCGCCGTTTTCGGTGAAGGAGCCGTCCTCGACGCTCGCAGGTCGGCTCTCGTCTCTTTGATCCAGCAGGCCCGTAAAATCATGTGGTCCCCGGCACCGGAACGCCGGATTTCCACGAATGTTTTACAGTCGTCGGTGTCCGACCCAGAGCGGCGCGGCGCAACAGCGCTCCTCATACAGGCGTCGATCACCACGCACCCGTACTGGAAAGAGCCGAATACGGCGTTCTCTGTTCCGCAAACGCTCGTCGCAGGATTCCGTGTCGAATTCCCCGAGCTCGCCGGTTCGACTGGACGCCTTGACGACGCGTGGCTGCGGGTAACAGGTCCTACGAAGTCATTGACGCTCACGTCAGAGCGTGGCGCTACAGGTCTGCACCTCAACCGGGCCGTCAACGCCGGGGAGTACGTTTTTGTCGATCTCGCGCGGTTTGTCGGGTATAAGTCGAGCCGCGACTCGGATTGGGGGCTCCCGTCGTCCGAGCAGATCGGGCTCGACTTCCCGGTCGTCGGACCGTTGCAGGTCTGGCCGACGGTGACCGACGACCCGGAAAAATCGCAGGTTTCCCTCGTGGTCGGAGGGAGTGGTTTCACGTCCGCATCGAAAGTTTCGATTAGGGCGGCAAGGAGTTTCGTATGAGTTTCGCGGCGCGTTTACGGGTTTACAGACCTGACGGGGACTCTATAGGTTTTCTGACGGAGCCGTCCGGATGGTCGGCGTCGATGCCCTTCAACGACCTTTCCGCGCTTCAACTTCGCTACGCCAAAGCCGCGCAAAACTCAGGCTTCCTCGCCTCCCCGGTCGAGGTCGCTATCGAGGTCAGCAGCGGCGGAGCGTGGAAAGAACCAAGGAACGCGCGCTACCGGCTCGTCGAGTCTTCTGCAAACCGCGTGGACGGCGACGCGAACGTCGTCGAATACACGCTGCAATCGTACGCATCCCTCATGGAGGGAATCGTCGTGATCCCGAAAGCGTTCGGGAGCGAATCTAACTATGACAAAGACGGGAAGCGGAAAATGCTTTCCTCTTCGGTCGGAAAGATTCTTCACGACGTGACGAACGAGGCCCGTCGGACCGTGCCCGGACTTGCCCCCGGCTTGAAGCTCGGCTTCACAGCGACGGCGGACTCGAACGGCAACCCATGGTCGAACAAGATCACGATCTACTACGATCCGGGGACATCTCTCTATACGATCCTCGGCAATCTCGCCTCGCAGGGGAACTGCGACTGGTGGCTCGAAGGACGCACAGTCAAAGTCGTCAACCCCGGCAAAGGATCAAAGACTACCGGGATCAAACTTTTCGGCGACGCGACCGAGGCACCCGTCCGTTCGACGATCGGCGGGCTCCTCCACACAGCTTTCCTCGTCGGCGACAGCCAAACGTGGAAGATGGAGAACAAGGGCGGAGTCCCCAAGCCATGGGGAACCTCGATGAAGGTCATCACGCAGGGCGGCGTCCGGGACTACGGGACCGCTCAGGAGCTCATGCGCGCCGAGCTTGAATCGGGTTCGCGGGAGCGGACCGAGTACACGTGGTCAGCGCCGATCGAGTCGATCGTTCGCGACGGGGAGTTCCCGCTGATCGACTACAACGTCGGCGATTCCGTCGAATTCGTCGGCAAAGCCGGTTCGTGGGAAACCATGCGCGTCCACCAGGTGTCCTTGAACTTCGAGTCGAGCCTTAAAATACAGTTCACGTTGAACGACCGGTTCGTCGATGCTCAGGTCCGCAACGCCAAGCGCCAGAAGGGCATCGTCAACGGCGCGACAAGCGACGCCGGTACCGGCTCTGTCCCGTCCCGCCCGGAACACACGAAGCCCAAGCCGAAAGCCCCTGAAGGCGTCGTCGTCGCGTCCGAGGGATACTGGGACGAAAATGGTTGGCCTAAGTCACGCGTCCGCGTCGGCTGGGCACCGGTCCAACAGGACACTAACGGCGCGGTCATTGACATTTCGCGCTATAACCTTCACATTGCGGGTTTCTGGCAGGGAACGTACGACGCAGTGGGGCTCACGGCAACTCGCGAGAACCTTCCCATAAATACCCTTGTGTGGGTGTTCGTATCCGCAGTCTCCCGCGACGGCGTGCAGTCGGACTGGGCGCGCGCGAGTGTGACGACTAAATCCCCTTCGTCAATCCTCGAAGCGCCGACGATGCTCTCCCTTTCCGTGCAGACCGGCGTCGTCTACGCGAAATGGGACGGAAAGCTCAAGGGTGCGGGGAATCCTTTCCTCCCGCCGCCTTCATTCACGTACGCGCGAATCGAGGAAGCAGAGTCGCCGGACGGACCGTGGGCCGAGGTCGGGAAACTGCTGTCCGCCGGAACCATAACGGTTGGCCACGCGTCCGACGTCGGCAAACCTTATTGGTATCGCGCCGTCGCCGTCGATCGGCTCGGAGTCGGCTCGTGGGTGGGCCCCGCAGCGCAGGTCACGATCACAAATGACCTCGACGACAAGATCAAAGAGGGCCTGAAAGGCGCATCCGACGAGATCAAAAAGATCGCGGAGGAAGCGGCAGCGGGAGCAAACGCGGTCATTGTCGCGCCCGCTGGGTCTTCGCCGACGAAACGCTCGAACGGAAAGCCGGTCGAAGACGGCGACGTGTGGATCGCCACCGACGCAAGCGGAAACACGCTGGGCGTCTACACGTACCTCGCACGCGTCTCTGCATGGGTCCCAAGAAAACTCATCGCGGATAGCGTGCTCGTTCCCGGGACGCTGGGCACAGTCTCAATCAAAGACGGCGCGATTACATCTCCGAAGATCACAGTGGACCAAGCCCTCGTAAACAAAATCGTCACGTCGGAGCTTTTCGCCGGGAAAATCACGGCCAACATGCTCTCGACCGATTTCGGGATCAACGGCGACGGCGTGCGCATCGACCGGAACGGGATCCGCCTCACCAGCGGGAACTCAACCTTCCAACTGACAAAAGACGGCTTCAAAGCCATCACAGGCTCGGAAACCGTCTTCAATATCGGGAAGACCGGGCATGCGACCTTCAAAGGGGACGTTCTCGCCGGATCGACGATCCAATCGCCGACGATCAAAGGCGGGCAAATTTCCGGCTCAACGATCAAAGGCGGGCAGATTGAGGGCGGACAAGTCGTCGGCGCAGAGATAAATACGATGTACACGGATAACGTGGCGTCCATCGCGCTGTCGAAGCAGTTCTTTTACGCATCCGACGCTAGCGGGGCGATCCGTGTGACGATCACGGCTCAAAACTCTTCGAAACCTGGGATCTATCTCTACAATTTCGGCAACAATTATTGCGGCGGTCTGAACGCTTTGAGGCTGCAAGTCGGCGACAAGAAAGAACTGCCCGGAATATGCCTAGAGGGGCCTGTGGGAGGCGGGAAACAGCCCCGAATTGAGATGGGCAATACTGAGACCGGCAATCCGTGGAAAAACTATATCTACATTGCCAGCTCCGACAACCTCACTCAGCAAGCGCAAATCACGCTGAGGGGCGACAACTATTGGAAAATGGGCAATAACGAGGCCTCGATCCAGGGCAAAGGCTCCTCGATCTACCTCTACGGGATCCGAGGAGGTTCGGACAGCCGAACCCTTTCCATCAACGGCAGCTGGGAGGTCTTCTACTCGACGTCGGCGCGCCGGTTCAAGACCGATGTCCAGGACGTCAAGATTCCACGCCCCGAGGCGATCCTCGACGTCCCGCTACGCACGTGGGTAGACAAGCGGGATATCGAACGGTACAAGGAAACCCTTGCGGAATGGAATGCTTCTGACGCCTCGGAGCGAGGGCCAGAGCCGCACTACCCCAACCGGGCGATAGGCCTGATCGCCGAGGAAGTCCGTGACGCCGGGTTTGACGAGTACTGCTCGTACTGGGACGGAGAGATCGACGGAATCCAGTATGAGCGCCTATGGACCGTGCTTATCCCCGTCGTGCGTGAGCTTCGAGCACGGATTGAATCTCTAGAAAAGGAGAAAAATGGAATCCCATATTGACGCCGGGAAAGTGATCGCTCGGCTTTCCGGCGAGATAGCCGCTGCTGTTCAGCGTGCGGTGGTCGCCGAGGTCGCACTTGCCGAAGCGCAGGCGCAGATTGAAAAGCTCACCGATACTGGGGCCTCCGATGCCGACGTCGAGTGAATTCGTTGCCTACTGCGAGGCGCAGTACGGGAAACCGTACGTGTGGGGATCGAACGGCCCGGACAGTTTCGACTGCTCGGGCCTCATCGTCTCCGCGCTGTGGGAGCTCGGAGTCCTCCCCCGCGGGGACGATCGAGGCTCGGCAGCGCTCATCGAAATGGCACGCGCAATCCCCGTCGCCGAGGGCGTCTCCACTTTAGGCGCGCTGCTTTATCGTGACGGGCACATCGCCGTCTCCCGAGGCGACGGCTCGACGATCGAGGCGGGATCCCCAGAGACGGGCGTCTATCACGGGTCCGCCACGCGCCCGTCGAAACCGTGGACGAGGGCAGGGCTCCTGCCCCAACTTTCCTACACGGAAGGAAACGCTGTGAGAAGCGCGAATCAAGCCATTCAATGGGCTAAAAGCCAAATTGGCTCCCGTGCGTACCGGGGGCTATGCGAGAAATTCGTTCGGTCAGCCTTCGGGTTCGGCCCAGACTACGGGTCGGCCAAAGAGGCGTGGAACGCGGCCGGAGGAAAGCACCCGCGTGACATGAACGCCCCGCCCGGCGTCCCGGTCTTCTGGGATCTCACGGGTGTAAACGCCAGATATGGGCACGTCGCGTTGAGCCTCGGCGGCGGGCTCGCCGTCTCGAGCTCCGACGAAGCCGGACGCCCTGGGGTGACGATCATATCGATCGCGAAATTCACCGATGCCTATGCCCGCTACCTCGGCTGGGCCGAGATCTATCACGGCGTGAACGTCTACGGGCGCGGCAGCGGCCGCAGCGCCAGCCCTCAAGGCTCGGGCGGGACCGGCTGGTACACGGGCCTCATCGACGGCCAGTTCGGGCCTATGACAGTGAAAGCGCTGCAAGCAGCGCTCGCCAATGAGCACCGGTACCTCGGCCTCATCGACGGCCAGTTCGGCCGCTACACGGTCATGGCCCTTCAAGGCTGGCTGCGCGACCAACGCACGTACAACCGCGCCATAGACGGCGAATTTGGCCCCCAGACCGTGGCCGCTCTCCAGCGGTCGCTCACGGCCCGCGGTCTCTACACGGGCCTCATCGACGGCCAGTTCGGCCCGATGACAATCACTGCCCTCCAGAAGTGGATGGCTAGAGGAAAATAGGAGGATTCATGTCTCTGGATCAAATCACGGTCCCCGCTCTGGCGGGGATCCTGGCCCCTTTCATTATTGCGATGCTCAATCGTGTTCACTGGTCGGCGAAAGCCAAGACTGGTGTCGCGGTCGGCTTCTACGCCCTTGTGACTGTCGGCGTCCTTTTCGCACAATCGTATCCGGACAAGTGGAAGGCTTTCGCGTCGGTCTTGCTGACGGTCTTCATTGCAGGCCAGACTGCTTTTTCCGCGTTGAAGCCGTCTGGCTTGCTCGACAAGGTCGAGAGGGCAATCAACCCTGGACCTGGGGACGCAGCCAGCAGTCGTTCCGGTCTGGCTCAGTGAGGTGAGGTTGGGTGAGGTTCATGGAAGCGTTACTGGCAAACCCAGATTTTATCGGCACAGCGGTTTCCTTGATTTTAGGCCTGTTCTCGCTGGGTGTGTTCTACCTGAAGCGAACGCTCACCCAACTCAAATCCGCGCACGAGAAGACAAGAGTGGACGTCGAGAGAGCTGCGATTGCGGCTGAATCGGCCTCCGAACAGGTAAGCAACTCTGGTGGGAGAACCCTTTCGGACAACATCGACCGCATGGAGACTGCAATAGAAAAACTTCAGTTCTCGGTAGATGAATCCGATGCGAGAAACGCCCAGTGGCGCGAAGAGCACGCGCGTCAGCATGACGAGGAGCGCCGCGAGCGCGCACAGCGTGACACTCGCGCCGAAACGCACCTAGACATGCTCAGGCGTGATGTTCAAGGGCTGACTGAACGCTCCGCAGCAGAGCATCAACTCCTACACGATCGCATAACCAAAATGAAGCAGGAGAACAGTCTCGACTGAAACAGCCCCCGCCTCCCCGGAAACGGGCCGAGGCGGGGGCTTTCCATTTTGGGTGCAGTTTCCCTAGGCGAGGGGTATTTTAAGGGTACTAATAGCCCGATTTTGCGCGGAATATCGCGTACTGGTTCGAATCCCCCATCCTCCGCAAGCAAGCGGCGACGGCCTGTCAAGAAGGGCGGGAAGTCGCCACTTTCCGCTTTCTCACAACGAAAAGTCGATGTTCGGCCGCCGCCCCACAATCCCGCCGAGTGTCGCCGTGTACCGCCGAATATCCCCCAGAAGGGGTACTTTTGGGGGTACTATTTCAAAGCGAGAAGGGGTATTTTTTGCAAGGAGGCTATAGTGGCGCGCGATCTCTTCGGTTCGATCATCAAAGCCCCGTCAGGTCACTACTACGGGCGGTACCGGCGCAAGGGGCATGACTACTACACGCCTCGCATGCGCACAAAGACTCAAGTGTATCGGTGTCTGGCCGAGATCCATGCGGCGATTGTTGACGGAACGTGGGTCCCGCCAGCGAAAGGCAAGCAAGGCAGGAAGGTGGCGACGTCGGCCGATGCGACACTCACGGAGTGGGTGTGGCCTATTCTTGACGGGCTCGAAGACGCCGGTTTCTCTCCAAACACGGCGCGCTCGTATCAGTCCGTATGGCGGCGGCACATTCTTCCTATCGTCGGCGATATACGCCTGTCCGACCTTTCTGAGGGTCACTCCGAGATGGTCAAAGCCGCTATGGCGTCCTCCTACGCAGCGAAAACAGTCCGTAACGTCATGCTCGCGTTTTCCGCGGTCGTTGCTCGCGCCGTGTCGGACAAGGTCATCCCGTCGAATCCTGTGAAGGTGATTGGTTCCCGAGGTGAGACGAAGCGCGCGCCGGTCACTCTTGCCTCCGACGACCTGGAGCGCTTGATCGATGCGGTTCCGCAGCATCTGCAGGCCGCTTTCGCCCTCGCGTCGTGGGGATGCCTTCGATATGGGGAGATCGCCCCTCTCGAGCGGCGGGACGTCGATCTGCCGCTTGTCTCAGTGACTAAGGCCGTCAAACGCGCTCCTGGAGGGAAGCTTGTTCTTGGCCCTCCGAAGTCGAAGGCGGGTTATCGCGCCGTTGCTCTCGGCCAGCGCGCGGCCGACGTTGTGCAGTTCCATTTGGACAATTACGTCATGGCCGCGCCGGAGTCGCTTCTCTTCCGCCGCGACGGGCAAGACGTCCCGTACTTATCGGACAAGGCTTTGCGGAGAGTCCTTGCGGACTCTTTGGCGAAAGCCGATTTGCCTCCTATGCGGTTCCATGACTTGCGGCATACGGGCATGACGCTTTACGGGCAGGCTGGGGCGACGCTCGCCGATCTCATGCGTCGTGGCGGGCATACGTCGCCAGACACGGTGATGATCTACCAGCATTCGAACCGTCGCCGTGACCTTGAGCTCGCGCAGAGAATGGGCGGCAACTGACAGAAAAGGCCCCGGGAGGAGATCCCGGGGCCTTTCTTTGTCTCTAGGCATCCGCTACCAGAGCTTCTTGCGGAACGAGATTCCCTTCCCGAGCCGGATCGATACATGCCCGCGGCTCGACATGCTTACCGGCCCGGCCTTGTGTGACACGCTCGCGCCTGACTTTGAGATATTGAGATGGGTGTTCTTCCCGATCTTCTTCCGCTTCTTGAACTGCATCCCCATGACAGCCTCTCTTCTTGATGTGGGCTTCGATGCCCTTCGAGTTGGTGAGTGAGGCCAAGCATACGCCTCCGCTGCGGCTCAAGTCTGGTTTCTTGTCATCCCGAGGGGTGACAAATCGAGGTGGCTGCCTGGGCGGGCCTGCCACGCTTTCACGATTGAGCGCGTCACGCCGAGCTCGACGGCGAGCACTGACGGGTTCGTCCCGTACAAGCATTCGGCTACAGCGTACTCGGCGGGGGAAATGAGCATGCGCGCGGCCCATCTGTTCGCCGCCTCCTCTCCGTCGGCGTTCTGGGCGCAGTCATGGCCGAGAGCGACATGGCCAAGTTCGTGAGCCAAAACCGAGATTGCGTGGCGGGGCCGCGACTCAAGGCCCCAATCGAGATAGACCGTGCCCGTCAACGCTGACGCGGCACCGGCAAACCCTCTCCTCATCCGAACCCATTCAACTTTCACTCCACGCTCGCCTGCATAGTCCAGCAGCTCGCCCATCGAATACACCCAGCCCGCCCCCTCAAACGGAACAGCTAATCGAAATCGACGTCTTCGTCCCTCGAATCCCTCGCGGCCGCGAGACCCAACGCCTCAGGGTCAAACATAGACGACACCCCCGACACAGAACCAGAAGACTCTGTCATGTTTACGAGCGCGTCAAAATCAAAGTCTTCACCTTCGGGAACAAGCATCCCCACGCCTCTTCCAAGACCTCTTCTTGCAAGTTTGTACAGCGCCTCCTGAAATTCCTCTCTCGCACGATAGGCTCCGCCTATCAAATCAGCCCCTGTTGCGTTATGCACGGCCTTCTCGTTTTTCGGCACAGTAATAGTCACTTGAATGCGATCTGGTTCGACTAGGACGCTGACACCTTCAGCGGTGAATACAGATCTGCTTCCTTGCTCCTGCGCCAAAGACGATTCCCCGGTGCCTTCAAGGATTATTTGAGACGTTCCGGACGGCCATCCGAGTGCCCTATCGATAGCGGACAACGTCTTGGGTGAGTAAGACACCCTTCTCCCATTTTCTATATCCCCTACAAGTCGAGGCGTAACGCCTATCGCGTCGGCAAAGTCCTTCGACGTGGCGAATTGAAGCCTAAGACGCCCTTTTCGCACCTCGTCGCCGAGTGCTTTCGGGCCGGAGTTAACGATGTCCATACGTTCACATTACGGGAACACATTGGAACAATCCAGTAGATCGCCTCGGGCATCAATACCCGAATCAACGCCGGACGCGGAGCAAGCAACAGGCGCAGCGTGTTCCTTTTCTAAGAACGTTACTTGCACACATTCACCATCTTGTTCTATTCTGTTCCTATGACAGGAAAACTAGAGGAACGCGAGAGGGTCGGGGCAACCCTGAAAACCCTCCGAGAACTCCGTGGAGTGAAAGTGTCCGACATGGCACTGGCGATAGGGATATCCCGTTCCTATCTAGCGAACATCGAAGCGGGGCGGAAGAACCTCCCTCCCCACATCCTTGTCAGGGTTTGCAGGTTCTTAAATGTCCCACAAATCGCAATTGTCAGTCCCGGTTACGGGAGGAAAGAGAAGTCCGCCGCTTGATGGGCGGCGGACTCGGGAAGTGCCTCGCTCTTGCCAGCGGGGCGGAAAGGAAAGATGAAATTGAACAATCGGTTGATTCCCTTCGATTACGAGGGTAACACGGTTCGAGCCTTGTCGGTTGACGGCGAACCCTGGTTCGTCGCCGCCGACGTCGCAAAGACGCTTGGATACGCGTCCGCGAAAGACTTTGTCCGAGGCGTAGACGAAGAGGACAAGGGTAGGCACAATCTGCCCACCCCCTCTGGGAGCCAAAGCGTAACAATCATTTCCGAAGGAGGTCTCTATACCGCCATAGTGAAATCCCGAACGGAACGAGCTCGTCCGTTTCGGCGGTGGGTGACTCACGAGGTTCTTCCGGCCATTCGTCGGCATGGCGGGTATTTGACGCCCGCAAAGGTGGAGGAAGTTCTGTCCGATCCGGACACGATCATCCTGTTGGCCACCCAGCTGAAGGACGAGCGCAAGCGTCGTGCCGAGCTGGAGTCTCAGGTCGAGGCGGACGCTCCGAAGGTGCTGTTTGCGGATTCGGTTGCCTCGTCGAAGTCGTCGATTCTTGTCGGTGATTTGGCGAAGATTCTGCGCGGCAATGGTGTGGAGATCGGTGGGACAAGGCTTTTCGCGTGGATGCGCGAGCGAGGCTTCCTTGTCCGGCGGCGCGGTTCGGATTACAACACCCCTACCCAGTACGCGATGGAGCGCGGCTTGTTCGAGATCAAAGAAACGGCGATCACCCATGCCGACGGGCACGTGACCGTTTCGAAAACCCCGAAAGTCACCGGTAAAGGCCAGCAGTACTTCATCAACAAGTTCCTTGGGAGGGCAGCGGCATGAACCTTCTTCTTGCCGAGACCTTGCGTCGTCAGATCGCTTCGGCGAAGGAACGCGAAGGCGAGATCGCCGACAACAATCGGCACATCCACGAACTGGACGCCGAGCGTTCCAGGCTCGTCGGCGAGGCGCTGGCCATCTCCCGCCGTCTCGATGAGAACGCGCAAGAGAAGCGGGGCCTTCTCAAGCGCAACGTCCAGATCGAACCGATTATCACTAGCGCCGAGTTGGAAGCCCAGCTCGCCGAGTTGGAAGGGGAAGGCCAGTGATTGCGCGTGGTTTCTCGCTTTTCGCAATCTCGGTTTCGGCGAGCTTCGTTTCTGGCATGTCCGGTGTTGTGATCGGCCGCTGGGTTCGATCGTCGGGCATGGGCGGCCGGGTCGCGGTCGGCGTCGGCGTCGCCGCGCTCGTCTCGGTTGTTCTCGCGTGGTTTGTTGGCCGGTTTGGAGATCGTCACCCTGTCCGGTTCTTGTATTCGTTTCCGTTCTGGTGGCGGGCCGCGTTTCTGCTCGCGGTGTTCTGCTGCATTGCCGGGGTCATGTCGATGGGCTATTCGGCATGGACTGAATGGCAGGCCGCTCATGATCCGTGTGCCGACCGCACGTGTGTTTTCGCATAGGAAGAGAGGAGACGGAGCGATGGGAACGTCCACAGAAGCTGAGGTCGAGGTGCAGCGCCGCCGTGCTGAGAACGCGGAGAAGCAGGCGATCCTCGCTTACGGCGACTACCAGGTCTACAAGGCACAGGCAGAGGCAGAGCAAGCCAAGCTTGCCGAGCTTCTCTCGAAGGCGGGAGAAGGCCGATGAGCGCGCAAGAGGATCTTCAGATGATCACCGTAGAGGGTGCTGCGGAAATTCTCGCAGTCTCAAAGACAACGGTTTATGGGCTGATCGCAGCTGGTGAGTTGCGGGCTTCAAAGATCGGTCGGGCTGTTCGTATCCGGTTGGTGGACTTGCGTGAGTTCGTCGATCGGAATGATTGGGCGGTTTGTTAGCCGCCTGAAAAGGAACGCCTCCACCCGCTGCAACAGGTGGAGGCGGAGAAAACCAAACAATTTCCTTATTTGAAAGGTTATCACTGCCATGAAAATCGTCGAATTGCGCGCAGAGAACGTAAAGCGCCTGCGCGCGGTAGAAATCCGGCCCGACGGGGCAATCCAGGTGATCGGCGGGCGCAACGCCCAAGGCAAGTCCTCGGTCCTCGACGCGATCTGGCTCGCGCTAGGCGGCGGGAAAGCCTCAAAAGAAACGCACCTGCCAATCCGCGAAGGGGAGAAGAGCGCGTCGGTCCGTCTCAACCTCGGGGACATCGTCGTCACCCGCTCGTGGACGCAAAAAGGAACGCAGCTCAAGGTCACGGCCGCCGACGGCGCTGCCTACCCCTCTCCTCAGGCCATGCTGGACAGGCTCGTGGGCGCTATGAGCTTCGACCCGCTCGCATTCACGCGTCTTCCTGCCGGGAAGCAACGCGAAACCCTCCTCGGACTGGTCAAACTCGACGTTGACCTTGACGCGCTCGCGGTCAAACGGCGGGAGGTCTATGAGCGTCGCGCCGAGGTCGGCCGCGAGGGCAAAGCTCTGGGCGAGGTCGCTGTCGATGAATCTCTCCCGGTGGAGGTTGAGTCCGTCTCCGACCTTCTTGACGAGTACGAGAGAGCCCAGAAGACGAATGAGCTGCGCAAAGCCTGCGAAGACTCAGTCGCCGCCCATCTCGATGACATTCGAGAGCTTCGTAAGACGATCGTCACCCTGCAAATGAGCATCGATAAAGCAGAAGACGATATCCGCGTCGCGGAAGCAGCCCTTTCGGACACCAAGGTTGAGCTCGAAGAATTGCCCGACGTGCAGGATCTCGCCGAGATCGGCAGGAGGCTGGCAGGAGTCGAAGGGCGCAATGCCCGAATCCGCGAAAACAACGAGGCAAGGAAACGCCTGGAGCGGAAAAACGCACTGCGGCTCAAGTACGAAGGCCTCACGTCTGAGATCGCCGACCTCGACAGGGTCAAAACCGAGGCCCTTGCCGCCGCGAACTTCCCTGTGGACGGGTTGGGCTTTGACGAAGACGGCGTGACATACAACGGCATACCGTTCGCTCAGGCGTCAAGCGCCGAGCAGATCAGGGTGTCGCTGGCGATGGCGATGGCTCTCAATCCTGAGCTGAAGGTGCTTCGCATCAAGGACGGGTCCCTTCTTGACGGAGACGCGATGGAGGCGATTCGCGAGCAGATCGTCGAGCGCGATTTCCAGCTGTGGATCGAACGCGTCGGCGACGCCGACGCCGGTGCGGTCATTATCGAGGACGGCGAGGTCGCATCATGACGAAATTCGTTGTCACGTTTGGCCCGGATCATGCGCAGCGGTTTCGGCTGCCGGACCACAGGGGCTATGTCGAGGTGATCGCGGCGTCGATGACTGCCGCGCGCGAGGTCGCGTTCAAGTGGCTGGGAGACCAGTGGTGCAATCTTTACGCGGCGGATCAGGCGCGTCTTGACCGTTTCCCGTCTGGATGTTTCGGGACGGCGACGACCTCGACGATGGTCTGGAAGAGGGCAGCAGCATGAGACGCGTGCTGTACCCGCTGGGCGGGATCGCTTCTGTCGTTTCGTTCCTGTCGCTTGTCACGGCTGCTGGCGAGGCCCGCGGCTGGGCAGGCCTGGGCTTGCTGGGCGCTGCCCTGGCCGCCCTGCTGGCCATCGCCGCCGCGATCGCGGCCGTCCTTCCACGCGAGGAGGACGAGCGATGATCACGCAAGTCGTGAAAACGCACGGAAGGATTGTGTTCCGGTTCGGGGCCGACACATTCCAAGTCACCCGGTCTGAGGCCGTCCGCCTGGCGGTCGAAGCCCTCACAGCCGCGGCCGCGACGCCGATTGAGGCTGTGGTGGACGGCGACGGCGTGCTGATTGCCTTCGACCCCGGGCGGCACAACTTCCATATCGAGGCCGACGTCGCCGACGCTCTTGCGGTCGATTTGGGGGACGCGGCAGACGAGGCGCGGGTGCCGGTCGAGCTTCGCGAGATCGACGGCGTCGGCGTCAACGCCGACCAGATCATCGCCTACAGGAAAGACGAAGACTGGTTCGACGGGGGCGATGCGGCATGACCTCCAAGCGCATTCAAAGAGTCTGGGAAGAATTCCAGGCCAACACCGCCTCACACCAGCTCTGCGTCGCCCACGACTCGGGCGTGTACCGTCACCTACGCGTCGGTGTGCCCGGGACCCGGCTGTGGGGGTGGGAGATCGCCACATGGCCCGGAGCGCTCGCGATCCACGGCGACGTCGTGCAACCCGAGATCTTCACGGGAGCGTCCGACATGCTCGCCGACTTCTTCGACGTCGCCCCAACCGACGACGACGGCGTCCCGCTGATTGATTTCGCCTACTGGGCCGAGAAAACCGGCGACCCCGCCCACACGAGGGTCTTTTCCCGCGAGGCGTTCAGGGACGCAGTCGAAGACGCCGCGCGGCAGGCCCTCGCCGACGGGCTAATCTCCAAAAGCGAAGCGGACCGCGTCGCCTTCGCGGCTAGCTGCGTTGAAAACGAGGACGACGTCGCCATCGTTCTCCGCGAGACCGAGCCCCCGGTCGCCGAGAGCCTGTCCGGCGAGGACGCCCGCGAATTCACCGACAGCTTCCTTCGAGCCTGCTTCGCGATCCACAAGACCCGCCAGATGGTAGGGCAGGACCGATGACGACCGCGTATGACATGGGGATCGTCTTTCCCCTCCACGAGACCGTCGAGCCCGACGACATCACCGTCACCGACGGCGACGTCGAAAACACCGTGCGAATGCTGTTCTGCCAGACGTGCACACGCCTCGGCCTCGAACTGGAAAGCCGGATCTCGGTGGACGTCCACACCGCGGACGTACAGGCCTCCGCCCGCGTGACCGGGGCCGCCGGGCTCCCCCGGCACTTCAAAGAAGACCGGTGGGAGGACGCAGCATGACGCATCTTCTCACCGGCGTCGAGGGCGTGGTCGAAGACCTGCCCGACCGCGTCTACCACTCCGACGTCGAGACTCTCTCCTCGACCGGCGCAAGGAAAATCCTCCGCTCGCCTGCGAGATTCAAGTGGGACCTCGACCACCCCTCGCCCTACAAGAGGCAATTCGAGATCGGGCACGCGGCTCACACGCTAATCCTCGGCACCGGCTCGGACATCGAAGTCATCGACGCTCCAGATTGGCGGGCCAATGATGCGAGGGCCGCTCGAGAGCAAGCCCTGGCTTGCGGAAAGACCCCTCTTCTGGCGAAAGAGTTCGAGCAAATCTCGGCTCTCAAAGAGGCGGCTCTCGCGCACGAGGTCGTCGGCCCGCTCTTGCACCGCGATGATCTTGTACGCGAGGTGTCCATGTTCTGGGTAGACGGGGCGACGGGAGCGGCCTGCCGGGCCCGCCCCGACCTGGCGACGGCGGACTGGGACCTCATCGTCGATTACAAGACGACGACCGACGCCTCCCCGGCGGCGTTCATGAAAACCGTCGGCACCTATTGGTACCACTGCCAGCAATCCTGGTATCAGGACGCCGTCGAGCATTTCACCGGCGAACGCCCGTCGTTCGCGTTCGTCGTCCAAGAAAAAGACCCTCCCTACCAGATCGCCGTCTACGAACTCGACATCACGGCCGTCGAGATCGCCCGAGCGATGAACGCCAAAGCCCGGCTGACGTGGAAAGCATGCATGGACTCGGGCGTCTGGCCGTCCTACAACCCCGCACCCGTCACTATCGCCCTGCCCGCCTGGGCCGAGCGGTCCCTATCCGAGGAGTACATCGATGACTGACAATCTCACCCGCTCAATCTCCGCCAAGCCCGCGCCCCGCCCGGCGTCCCAAGCCACCACGGTCGAAGCCACACGAGCCATCGCCGATGTCCAGGCGGCGGCGCAAATGGCCAGAGTCTTCCCCCGCGACCCGGCCGCCGCGACCGAGGCCATGCAAGAATCCTGCGCGCAGTTCGCATTCGCCGACCGCGCCTTCTTCACCTTCCCCCGAGGCAAGGAAAAGGTCCACGGCCTGTCCGTCAACTTCGCCCGCGAACTCGCCCGCTGCTGGGGACACATCGACTACGGCGTCAAAGAACTCCAACGCCTTGACGGCCGATCCGAAATGCTCGCCTTCGCCTGGGATCTGCAAACCAACACCCGGGCAGAGACGACCTTCATCGTCGAGCACAGGCGAAGCGGGAAAAACAAGGCCCTCCTCGAC